TTTAATACAATTCGTTTCGCATTTTTTAAATCTGAATCGTCAAAGTGAAATGGTAATTCGAAGAGTCCTAATAAATCATTCAATTCGTAATTATGAATGTTCAAGTCTAAATTTTCCATATTACATATATACACGATTAAGTTTTTAAATATTACCAAGTTTATATATGTAATTTCTATATATATTGAATGTTTACAATAAGCTAAGTGATAAAGTTAATTTAGTTTTCTACATCTATCAAAAAATGCATTGACTTCGCCTATATCTGCGCCCGATATACTATCGTCGGGTACAAAGCTGGTTGTACCTCGTTTATAAGCCATCATTGTAGGAATTCCTTTCATCATTTTTTTCGTCTTCATGAAAGCGAACAAATCAAAACACTCATCTATGTCAATTTCATAACATAATATATTATCGTTTGTAATCTTTTCAAAATGGGTATCTACTTCACTCTTAATGATTTGACAGGGTTTACACCATTCAGCAGTAAATTTAAATATCAATACACCTGGGTTGTGCTTTAATAAAGTTAAAAATGCGGTTCTATCTCCCTTAAATACATAGACCATATTATAATTATATAATAAAAAATATTTATATTATTTATTATAATTCTAATATAATATTAATGTCATCTAATAAAAAACAAGTAAAATTTAATACAAATACAATGATTATACATTATGAATATGATAGAAATCAAGAATATATAGATAAAAAGGGTAAAGATTGGCAAAGAACACATGATTTAAGATATCGTGAATTTCATATACCCGTAGAAAAGGGAGGGTGTGGAAATAATTGGAATGTATTTGAAAAAAAAATAGATGAATTGGAAGAACCGGATTGGTGTCTAGTAGGTGGTTTATGGAATAAATTATATCCTATGTGTAAACGAAATGAAGAAATAAATGAAGATGATAGTGAATCAGAAACCGAATCAGAAACCGAATCAGAAACCGAATCAGAAACTAAATCAGAAACCGAATCAGAAACCGAATCAGAAACCGAATCAGAAACCGAATCAGAAACTAAATCAAACACCGAAAAATGACAGTATTTCAAAAATAATTATAATATGTCACGCAATAATAATTCTATTTGGTCAATTTTTACTAAAGGAAATTTGACATGAGCTTCCCAAAAATATTTACAATAAGCCCATTCAAACTCGTAATTCTCTTGATATACGTGGTCAAATTCGCTCAATAACTTCGCTTCTACCCTTTTGGGGAGCAAGCGAAGACTCTGTCTAGGTAAAACATAGCTTAATTGAACTATTTCTTTAACCGGGTTTTTTTCTTGTGGTTCTACCATTTCTGTATCAAAATAAGGAATATATTTCAATAAATCTTTTAATAATGGTGGATAATGATATTTATATGACCATCGCCAGTCAACACATCCAGTACTATAATATTTAAATGTCCATTCTAACCCTTCTAGATAATTCAAGCTAATATTCTTCCGGTGTTTATCTGTTATATCTATATCAAACAACATGTCGTAATAACGCGATTCCCAATATGAATCTACTGGATTGATATACTTTTCAACTTCGCGCAATTTTGATGGAGCATGTAACATTTCTTTATCAAATTTAGTGGCATCTTCATCAACTTTTGTTTCTCTATGTTCCTGTTTATTGCGATATATATATTCGTTTTGTATATATTCCTCTTCATTATCAGCTAATTCCTTTATAAATTTTCTAAAATTTTTCCATACTATTTTTCCATCCTTGATTATATTTTGTTTATGTTTTCCAATAATATTACGATATGTTTCTAAGAGTATATCCATACCATTTCGTCTTATATTTAATGCTGGAAAATGAGGCAAGAAGTCATTTCCTAACATAAAACATAAAAATATGTAATCATAAATACGATTTGATTCTGATTCCGTAGTTGGTTCGACATCATTATTTAAATAAAATACCAATTGATTTTTAAATGCGGGTATATGAATTACATACAAACTATTTGGATCTAATGATTTATCAATACTACGAATAAAATCAGGTGTTTCTCTAAACAAATACATTTCTTTACATACATGTAGGTGATTAATCGTAAGCATAATTAAATCAGCATCTAAACCATAAATAACTGTTTTCATGTTTTTAAGTGTATTTTCATTGTCGCGGATATATTCGAATATTTTATGTTCACCTTCGCCTGGTAAATTACTACCACTCACAATGATTTGTTTAACATTATGATTTGTTGGGATTCTAAAATGATACTGAACTTGTAAGTTTAATTTATTCATGAATTCAGTTCCAGGTGTAATTGCAGTACTGTTCCATGATAAAGATACATTAGCATTATTATCGGAAGTATCCTTATTGTAATCACTCGTAAACCATGATTTATAACGGCGATTTTTTTGTTGATTTAACTTGGCAACGGGTGCTACACCATCAAATGCTATATACACTAAATGTGATGGTGAAATTTGTTGTATATAAGTCTCAATGTTTGTACATACCGCATTTATTAGCTTTCGTTCAAACACGTCGTCATTTCCATTATATTCCAATTGTCGAATACTATCATAAACAATAGAATTGCTATCTATGTATAAATGATTTACTTGTAATTGCTTTCGAAATTTTTGCAATATATTTGGATAATTTTTAATAATATGTGAAAAATATGCTGGAATACCCATTTACATATTTTATCATTTTGTATTTAAACCATATTAGTAGTAGATATATAGTATTTCATAGTATAAAACATTGGTTGATGTGAAAATCACTATTCATTATAAATATATTTAGAGTAAATATGAAATAATAGCAATTATTTTATTTGATATTTTTAAAATCACTATATTATATTAATGAAAAATACGATAGTTCCTAATAATAAGAATTTACTTGGTACTTCAAAAACGAAGTCGGTTAATTCGAAAAAAAAATCTAAATCATCATTAGATCAAAATTGTAATGACGGTAAAAATATTAATGATGTTCAAACAAATGATGAATTAAAAGATACAGTAATTCAAATACATAAGACAATACACTATTTTCAAATTCTCATTCAAAAAACCGTATTGGCTATACAGGGTTATAAAACCACAAATATTATAGGCGGGAACGATTTAAGCAGTGCTACAAATACTTTAGAAATGTTATATACGGAGTTATCCAACAATTTAATTTTATTAGAAACTAGTTCAAATTATAAAACGGTTCAAATAAATTTAGATACTATACGAAGTGACATAGGAAATGTATTTAAACAGTACGGAACCGAACATCTATGTGATTTGATAAATATTATATTTGGTGACAGTTTTTTGTCAAATGTAGAATGGGACAATAATAAATATTTATTACTTGACAAATATTTTCATCCAGTTAATTTTAAAATAATACCATGGTCAACAGATAGTCAACCGCAATTAAATTGTAAAAGAATAGATAATAAGATAAATAATGAAAATGATACTCTATGTTCCATTGAAAAGAATAAAATAGTCGAAGAATCAACTATTGTAGAAAAATCTGTTAACCTAGATTGTTTTGATTTATCTAGAACAAGCAAATTATTTTATATGAAGGTATATGGTATTAAAATAGCAATTCAGAATTACGAAAAAAAAAATACTCTTATTGTATCTGGTATTATAGATGATTTATTAATATCATGTATTGATAATGATTTTTTAGATAAAAAAATAGAAGCAATTGTTTTGTCAACAATAAATAACGAAGAATATGATCCAAATACGTTTCAAAGGTATATACAATCACTTAATTTAAAAGAAATATTAGTATACTCAAATGCTGAATTATTATACAAATATTTGGGACATATATCACAAATAAAATTAATTAAACAGAAGCCGATTTCTCAAGTTGTCAAGGAATTCATGGGTAGTGAATTATATGGTCAGCGTACCACCTTAATTCAACTATTATTGAAATCAGACGAACATGAATATCAATATTTGGCATATTTATTATATGACTTATTATCCAATGATAATGATGGTATAATTGATACTTCTGAGCAAACATTATTGTTTGATAGTTTACCTTGGAAGATTAAACGATTTTTTAAAGATGCCATGAAACAAACGATAACATACACCAATAATCTCTCTAATTTTGACAATAATAAAATTCCATTAGAACAACAAATCTGTTTGATGAAAACGGATGATTCTGTGAAGGAAAAAGCAATGAATAAATTAAAGGAGATAAAGTCAAAGGGAGATGATTCATGTACAAAAGCACGGTCGTATTTAGATGGTTTATTAAAAATTCCATTTGGAGTTTATAAACAAGAACCAATAATGAATGAGACTGAAAATATTCGCGAATTATTTAAAAATGTCATATATAATTTAAATATGATTGATGATATTTCTATATTTACAAACGGACAGGGTGTAAATATTAATGATATTACGAATATTCAAATTAAAAATATTTGTATTCAAATTAAAAATAAATATACCGAATCAAATCATGATTTTATTATAGAGAAGATAATTAAAACATATTGTGTCGATAAACGCAATGATCTCATCCTTCATATATGTATGGTAAATAATATTATAAAAAAGCTAAAATTAAAACGTCATAAACTTAGTCATTCTGGTAAAAAAATAGAGATGATGAAAGAGCAACTACATTCATTTATTGATGAGCACAAAAATTATCCTAATATTTTACATGAATTAATAGAATGTAAAAATATTGTAAATATGAATGTGATACAAGAAATATTATTAGATATTTCCACCATTGAGGAAAAATGGAAGTCAATTAATCATTACATGAATAATGTGATTGATATATTAACAGAAGCTGTTCATGGTCATGATAAAGCAAAAAGGCAAATTCATCGAGTAATTGCACAATGGATAAACGGAGAATCAAAAGGATATTGTTTTGGCTTTGAAGGTCCTCCAGGAACAGGCAAAACTACATTTGCAAAAAAAGGATTAGCTAAGTGTTTATTAGATGAAAATAATGTATCACGACCATTCTCTTTTATTGCCATAGGAGGACAAGACAATGGTAGTTCTTTAAATGGACACAATTATACTTATGTAGGTTCTGAGTGGGGTAAATTTGTAGACATTCTTATTAAAAATAAATGTATGAATCCTATTATATTTATTGATGAATTGGATAAAATCAGCAAAACTGAAAATGGTAAAGAAATTGTTGGTATTTTAACTCATTTGGTAGATTCAACACAAAATGATGGATTTCAAGATAAATATTTTAATGGTATTGATATTGACTTATCAAAAGCTCTTTTTATTTTTTCATATAATGATGTTTCAGCCGTCGATAAAATATTGTTAGACCGTATACATCGTATTAAATTTGAACATCTAACTATTGAAGATAAGTTAGTAGTGACAAACAAACACTTACTTCCTGAAATATATAAAAATATGGGATTAGAAGGTTGTATTCAATTAACTGATGAAAATATTGTTTACATTATTGAAAATTATACCAATGAACCAGGCATAAGAAAATTCAAAGAATTGTTGTTTGAAATTGTAGGTGAAATCAATTTAAAATGTCTGACAGATTATGTTAATTGTGAGTTACCGATTACAATTACAAATGATGATGTCAAATATATATTCTTAAAAAACC